CCCGAAATTCCACTCGCTGTGCGAGACTTACATTCACTGTCCTGGCATTGTCACCAGACCCTGAGTATTTGGATCGATGTCTCGGAGTACAAACGACTCCTCGCATCAGGTACGATTGGGTAACACCGCAGACCGCCGGCCCGAAGGCGGACGGGCTGGCCCTTCTCGTGTTCGGATCGCCCCTCACGGGACGGGACCTATCGACGCAATGGCCGCCTGACTCACTACCCACAGGTGCCCCGAAACGCAGGGGCCCAGCTTCAAGCTCACACCGGAGTACAGCCATCGATTCTGGCATCAATTAGAATTCGTCTACTCCCGGTACACCGTGTCTAATCGTAAGACACATCATCCCCGTGCGGGCGCCGCTACCCGCAACAAACCAGCCTCATGAGGTCGTCGGGAGATCTGATCTCATCATAAGCAGGCAGATTACCCCACTCGAAACTTGACAATTGGGCCACAATAGCGGCCGCGAGGAGGCAATCTGAAACTGCCGGAAAGGGTGCAAGCCAAGGCTTCACCAAGACCTTCCTACTAGGCGACGGCGGCGCAACCGCGTTCCGCTGTCGAAACTGATGCTCATTAGGAGTGGCCCAAAAGGCGGAAAAGTCCGACGGATAGTCGAACCGATCCCCTTTCGCGCGGCTCCGGGCGAGGCAATAAAGAATCGCCTCACGAACCCGGTCCACACGACAGTAGCCATTGCTCCACTTCTGAGCAGCAATCTCTATCGAGCTCTGTTTGTGCTCCTCGGCGCTCAACGTACTGGTGTCATGGCGGGAGACAAAGTCCCCGTCAAAAGAAACACCGTGCTTGAATGGCGCCCGAGGAAGCTCAGCTTCAGCGAAATGGAGAAGGTGGTAGAGACTGGCGAGTCTCTTGGCCAATAGGCCCCGAAAGCCGAGGGAGGGTAAGGACACTGCAGCGGACCGAAGTTCGCCCAGATGCCAATCAAACCAAACCCTACCAGCACGGAACCTATACTCGTTCGGCGCGCCCCTGAGAAAGTCCGCGAAGGACCGACCCAGGGAGCCAGGATGCTCTGCAGGACGGAGCATACCGAATCGAGGCGACCATGCAGGACTGAGGAAATCTCCGTTCCAGCGCAGAAGCGTGGAATTGAGAGAACCGAAGTCGTGCGCCACCGAAGTTTTTGTCCGCTCGACCTCAAGACCGACGGCGGAGACTGTTGAGAACCATTGGGCACTAAACCCATCGAATGGTTCCTGGAAGAGGATGTCGTCCCCATTTATGACAACAGGGACCCTGCGTTTGACACCGGCCCTCGAAAGGGACCAGCGGAACGCCAGGTAATTCTGGAGGCAAAGGAAAGGAAATGAGAGCAAACTGCCCATCATCTGCCCAACC